TTAAAAGTATTTGCCATTATTCTATTGTATATAATTGTCCTGTTGCCATAGCGTTAAAAGAATCCCAACTTGTAAGCGTTTCAAGTTCGCTGTCATTTAGTGCTGTTTTGAAAGTCATTAGTTGTTTGGTTTTTCCGTAGAAATCAGTACCACCACCTCCATCGTCAAAAGCCAATTCGCTTAATCCTAATGGAGTATCTCCAATTATATCAGTATCTAATTCAAAACCATTTCCCCAAATTGAAAAAGAATTCTCTTTATATTTAAAAGCTATTTTATTATACAAGGTAACATTAGGTAAACTTACCACCATACCAACTTGCGATGTAGTTGAAACAACTATCGCTTGTATATCGTTTGCATTTTCTTCAACCTCTAAAGAAACTCTTTGAGATGTACTTCCGCTTGATAAAGATATTCTTCTACTTGTACCATCATTAGCAAGTGCTGCTATTTCAGCAAACAAAACACCTTCGCTGTCGTTAAAATCTGCACTTGTTCCTGAACCATTACAAACATCGGCTGAACGTGTTGCTGTACTTCCTGACGTTTTCACATACGAAGTTGGATAGCTTCCTGCCTCGAGTTGTGCGCCCCAACAATAATACACTTGACCACTTACACTATCCGTAGCTGAATGACCAAACTCAATACCAAGAACCACAGTGGATGAAGTTGTATTGAACGTACCCGAAAATTCAACTCTTTGCCAATCTCCTGTGCAGGTTATCAAATCACCGTTTACAATTTGTGAGTAGCTATCTCTCGCCAAAAAGATTTGAAACTTTTGACCTTCTGACGCCTTCACATAAACAGAAGAACTAAAGTCGGTTAGTGCTGCTGTGTATTGCGTTCTTGAATATGCATCTGAACCACTTGCAGTAACTTGAAATTTAGTAGCATTATTACCACCACTTGGATCAGTGGTTTCAGTAGTGTTTGCAGTTGCTGTTACAACACTTTTACTACCCCCTGTTAAATCTTCACTATAAGTGACATAATTCGTCCTTTGTGGTTCTAAAAGTAAAGCAGGACAATCCTGTACTACGCCATCAATTAAAGGGTAATCTAAACGAGGTACGTTTGTAGCAACACTTTCTATAAATCCATCTTTGTTTACTCGTGTCGCTGTTGAACCTCTTGTAGCGTTAAAATCCCCATTGCCATTTGCAGGTAGAACAGAATATAGATTGTCTGTCGTTCCTGCTTTATATCCACTTGGGATTAACACTACACCTGCATTATCGTATATGCTCATTAGTTTAAGATTAAAGTTTCTATATTTTCCATAATACTTTGGCTACCCTCAGCAGTTCCACTATCTGATAACACCCTGTTTGAATAATCCATAGCAATACCAATTATCTTATATTGGTTATCTTGTTTGTTTTCTACAACATCTAAATCAACCGCCTGACTTATACTAATATAACCTACTTTAGTTGAATCTGTTGTATTGTAGCTTATTTTAGCTGTGTTAGCTGATACACTACTATTGTTAGTAACTCGTGCATCTGTATAGTAGAGGTTTGAACCTTCACTTATGTTTGAGGTGCTTAATGATACTGCGCCTGTTTCTCCGTTTACGCTATCTACTGTGTTTACCTCAGCTCCTGCTTCAATACCTGCTAACTTAGTAGATGAAGTGCTATCAAAACTTATTTTAGCGTTGTTAGCTGTTATGTTATTAGCTTGTGTGGTCGTAATACCCACTTTAGCGTTGTTTGACGTGATATCACTCGCTTGTTGAGTGGTTATACCCACTTTGGCATTATTCGTTGTTATATCGCTCGCCTGTTGCGTAGTAATACCAACCTTAGCTGTGTTGGCGGTTATCTCAGCGGCTTGTGTTGTTGTTATGCCAACCTTAGCGGTATTAGCTGCTATTGCATTAGATTGTTCGGTTGTTATTCCGACTTTAGCTGTATTTGCTGTTATCGCATCAGATTGGGTAGTTGTTATACCTACCTTTGAATTGTTAGTAACTATATCACTTGCTTGTTGTGTAGTGATGCCTACCTTAGCAGTGTTTGTAGTTACATTAGTGTTAGCTGATACCCTTGCTTCTGTGTAATATAAGTTAGACGTACCCTCTGCAATGTCGTCAGAATCTAAAACAACCACACCTGTTTGTGTGTTTACAGATGTAACCGCATCGGTAGGGTGTGTAAGACTTTCCCAACCCTCATTTTTTCTTACATAAGAATCGCCATCATTAGGTGCTTCGGGAAAACTAACCTTTGCTGTGTTGGCAGTTATGGCAGTAGCTTGTCCTGTGGTAATTCCCACCTTAGCGTTATTGGTGGTTATGTCTGTCGCTTGTTGCGATGTTATACCTGTCTTAGCGGTATTTGCAACGATAGCATCAGACTGTTGAGTTGTTATACCTACTTTTGATGTGTTGGCGTTAATAGCACTAGCCTGTTGGTCAGTTATTCCTGTCTTAGAGGTGTTGGCTGCAACCGCACTATTTGATGCAACACGAGAATCCGTGTAGTATAAGTTAGTACCTTCGTTAACATCACTTGAAGTAAGCGTTACAGAACCAGTCTGACCGTTTACGGAAGCTACATCATTTACTTGTGCGCCAGCTTCTATCCCTGATAACTTAGAAGAGCTCGTAGAGTCAAAACTGACCTTTGAATTGTTAGTCGCCACATTAGACTCAATAGTGTCTAAATCTACAGCCTGTGTGACGGTTATATTAGCAACTTTCGCTGCGTCTGCCGAAGGATAAGTTTCCTTAGCTGTGTTTAGAGCAATAGCACTCGTATTCGTGCTTATATCGCTTGTATTAGTGCTTATATTGGATGTATTCGTGCTTATATTAGCTGCGTTTGCATTTACACCAGTATCAACGTAGTCTTTTACTGCGCCAGAAGTAGGTATTGAACTGTCGTCATCATTGTTAGATATACCGTCAGCTTCATCTACAAATTTAGTGATTGTGATATCTTCTCCAGTGTCTTTGAGTGAGCCAAACTCAGTAGTGCCAGTAACCTTTATAGAGCCATCAGTATTGATAAACACACCTGTTTGATTACCATCGCCATCAGTAATCTCTACCTGACCTGTAATCTCAGCGTTATCAAGGGTTTTAAGTAATCCCTTGAAAGTGTCTTTTATCTTCTGATTATTTAGTGTAGCCAATTTTCTCTATTATTTTGTTCGGTTTAACTCTTCCTTCTAAATACTTCTTGAGCTTTATCACGTTGCCCTTCTTAGGCTTGTACTTACTTATAGATTCCATCCGTGAAATAAAGCGTCTTTGTCTGGGTAAATATCTTCATTGCTATTAGTGTAATACTCTGGGAACTTAGAGTCAGCGTTAAAACTCATATAGTCTATAAAACGCTGAGTATAATACTCCGCATAGTCACGCTCTCTGTTAATCAATAAATCAACCTCCTCTTTGCTGGCGATAGAACTATTCTCAGAGTTATGCTTATACACACCCCCATTAGCGATTGTGTACGCTGCAAACGGAAGGTACTCAGCCATAGCGTAGTGAATAAGCATAGGTTGAATGTAATCATTTATTAGAGCCAAGTAATCACCAGCTAAACTACCTGCGATAATATCCGCACTAATCTTGTTGTACAAGTCAGTACCCATATAATTTCTAACGTGAATCTCCTGAGCTATGTGTATGAACTGAATAAACTTATCAGTGTCCACCGAGCCATTTAAGGCGGTGTTCTTGACAAGGTCAGCTCTCTTTATGAATAGTGCAGTTGCCATATTATTCTTCTTCTTCTATTTTAGGTTCTTCGTCAACTTGGTCTTTCTTTACACCAGTTTCTTTTTCTATCTCACTTTCAGATATAGCGTTTGTCAGGTCAGTAAACTCAAGTGGCTGTAATGTCTTAAAGTATATATCTAGTTCGATACCATTGTACATAAGCAGCTTCTCAAGCTCATCTAATATAGTTACTTGCATTGGGCGAATAACAGTATTGTCCATAAGCACAGAAGCCGTCTGAAGCTCTTCTGCGTTGTTTCCAAGACCAGTGGAGTCTTTGATACCAACAAGCATAGGGGATACGATTCTGTGAGATACCATTACCTTACGCATAGATTCATCAGACAAGAATTGATACTGCTGGTGAGCGTCAGATAATTGTACAGGCTCTATTGTAGCTGCAAGCTCCTTAGAGTCGTTAAACGCCAATATAAAGCGACCTGCGTTAGAACTACCGCTAAACTTCTCAACGATACTTCTCTCAATCATTTCTCTTTGCTCATCTGGTGGAACACCGTTGTTGAAGTTAATAAGCATAGAAGGTGCGAGACCATTCTGAATGTTATTGATGTGATAGTTCGCTACTTCCTCTTCAAGCTCTGCATATTGTAATCCACCCTGATAATCTACTGGCGAATAGTATTTGTAACCAGCACGGTAGGGCTTGATGTAAAGAATCTCAAGTGGTGATTTAGATTGACCGAAAGCAGGAATCCTCTTTAGCTTATCTGATTGTCTGTACTCTCCCCAATTAGAGTGGTAAAAGTAAGCTTCTATTTCGCCTTTTGAGTTGCATTTCTCGGCTCTAAGTGTC